AGATTTAATTCAAGTTTTCCATTGATTAAAGGACTATCTTTTGAATATACTAATCCCTTGCTGGGAAGATCTATAATTTCGCTCGGAAATTTATTTTTATCTGACATGTTTTCTCCTAAGTAACTTTTATTTTGTTTAAAACCAAATTTATGATATAACAGTTATCCTCTTAAATAATAAATTAGAACTGTAGTATTGCGTAATCAAACCTTAGCGTTAACGCGATCTCGACTGGTTCTGCAGAAGCAAAATCTACTCCGCCAAAATCTGCTTCTGTTATAAATGCACCTTTAAGCGTCCACTCTTCTATTTTGTCTCCAACAGGTCCTAAAACATTAATTACTATATCCTTTTTATAAAAATCAGAATATCCATCTCTACCTGTTACTGATTCGTGGTGTAGTCTTACCCATTCCATAACGGCTTGTGCAGCTGATGGAACGACAGGATCATAAAGTGTCAGAGCTATTGTTTCCCATTTAGCTTTACCCTTTACATATCTTGAAACATTCATATGCGTTAATTCTACTTCTGCTATGGTTATTTTGGGTCTAGCAGCAGTTTTAATCAAATATGCAGGTATACCGTCAACTTCCATGATATATCTGTTTTTAAGCTTTGGCTCAAAAGGGGTAAACATTACATCATTAGCAGCAACTAACTCGGCCATTATACTTCTCCTACACTAAATTTAAATTTTAATTTCATCATATATAAATATACGAAAGAACAAAAAAAATCCCTTATGTTTATAAGAGATTTTTTATTTTGTTTTTGATGTCTTTATGTATTATTCAGGAAACGTTGCACCAGTGGGTTGTACTGTGAAGTCTAATACAATAAATTCAGCTGTTCTAGTTGGTTGAAGAAGTATCTGACCGTACAGAATATTTCTATCGACTAGATCTGGTGTATTATTTGAGTCGTCCATTATGACTCTAAAAGCTGTCAATCCTGAATTCGATTGTACCTGTTCCATATATGGATTCACTACATTTAAGAATCTATTTCTTGTCTGTGACGTATTTTGCTCAAATACTAAGAATCTTGAAGTGCTGGCAATGAATTTCTTGACTTTAATTAATAATCGCCTGACATTAATTCTGTCAAGAGCAGACGCTTTCTTCTGTAATGTCTTTTGTCCCCATACAACAACACCTTGACCTGGAAATGTGGCAATTGGGTTGACATTTGCGTCATAAAGTGTGTCTCTATTGCTTCTTGTCAATTTTCTTTCTGCTTGAATAGCCACATCGACTCCGCCTCGATTCAGACCAGCTGGAGCGAACCACGGATGAGCAACTTTATCGTTAAATGCGTATATTCCTCCCATTACTGTTGAAGGAGGCACCCAAACGTTTGTCCCAAGATCAGCATCTGGAATTTGCACCCAAGGATAATACATTGCCGCGTAATTAGAATCTCTAGCTTCTGCTTCTGCTGTTGCAGTTGTTAATGCAGAGTCATAAAATGTTGGATCAGCAATAACAAAACAATCACCTCTGTCTTCACACATATCAATTGCTTTAGTTATTAGTCCTCCACCGCCTGTTCCTGCATCCACAACTCCTGGCATTAGGACAAGATTTATGTCATATTCGTCTTGATTTCCTAAAAGATTGATTGCGTCTTCATAAGCAGTTTGACCTCTAGAGGGAGTTTCTAAAGTAAATCCCTGAGAATCTGATGTTGTTATGCCATTATAAAAAGAAAATGCGTTTTGTTGTTCGCCAACGCTGCCGCCTAAAGAATCGAATCCTGCCCACCCAACTGAACCGCCATTAAACGTTCCATGATAAGAACCACTTCCTGTTCCTGGCATTGATGCTGAAGCAGCCGGAACTCTTAAATTTCCATTTTCATCTAAATAATCTACTGTGTGCTTAAGCACTTCAACTCTTACATATTTTGATTTATTTGGATAAGAACCGCTTTGTTGAAGATAAGGATCAGTCGTGCCTGAATCTTTTAATGTCCATTTTTGATCTCCGATAACTTTTGCTATGTAATTACTAGCATTTGCGTCTAAAGTTACATTATTCCAAGTTTCAATTATTTGTTTTCTTTTATGAGTATCATCGCCTCGCCTAATTAAAAGTGAAAATGTTCCCTTTTTTTGACTAGCAGTAGATATTTCCCATCTTACATTATCTTTTGATCCACTTCTTAAAACATTGTTTGATCCTGTCGCCATTATTCCATAATCAGTAAATGCAGCAGAATTATTCAGTAGAGCTCCATCAGACAATGTATGAAGTTTAAATGCTATATCGTTTTCAGCAGAAGCTGATGCTGGCGCGCTTCCTGTTACAATATTTGCTGTTGCACCTCCATAAGTTCCATCAAGAATTCTAGTAACTAATAAGTTTGATCCGTGTTTTAAATATTCTCTAGCAGCATGAGATGTTAAATATTGATAGTACGCACTTCCGCTTTTAAATGTGTCTCCAAATCTCTGTTGAAAATCTGAATATGAATTTACGACAGTTGGAATTCCTGCGGGTCCTTTGACCGTTGGACCGATTAAAGCTGCACCGATTTCTCCAATTGCAGCTGGTAAAAATGTTTGATCTATTTCATTTGTAAATACACCAGGACTGATGATTTTTTCGCTCGATGCCATTAATTTTCTCCCAAATTCTTATATCATTTTTAATAATAATACAAATACTCATAAGTATCATGTATAAATATACAAAATATTCCCAAAAAATAATTTAAAATAAATAATTTAAAATAAAAAATTTGAAATAAATATTATGCCGTTGCGCCTTCTGCAGAATCAACAGTATTTGGAGTAAAAACTCCTGTTTCTGGATTCAGCACTCCGTCGCCGTACTTTTTATTTATATTTTCAATAAATTCTCTTTCTTCTTCTTGAATCGTTACTAATGTCGTTCTAAGTTCTTCAACAAAAACATCGACATTTTCAAGTTGTTTCTCTAATCTTGATCTTGTGATTTCAGCCTGCCCAAAACCCATTTGAACATTTACATATCTTTGTTGAAATTCTTTTATTTCTTCCAATTCTTTTTCTACGAATTTTATTTCTTTATTTTGTGTTTCCATTTCTTCGAAACCTCCAAATTAATTGTATTAATAATTGTTATTTTTTAAATAATTTGCTATACTTATTTTTGTCATTGTATCTATAAATATATATATTATTCATTATGTTAATATATATTTAATTAAAGTCTAAAAAATACAAATATTTTATCGATGTATTTCTTCAGAAGTTTCTGCCCCAAAAACAACAGTTCTAGGCCCTGTTACATTTTTAGATAATTCCATAGTTCTTCCAAATATTGTTGAAGCAGCCTCTGGAATAACATATGCTCTTATTGTGATGCCCAATTCATTTTTTACTAGTCTCTCACCAGCTGCATCCATCTCTATTGCGCTTGTTATTCCTCCAGACGCATCAGATAGAAATTTATAGTCTTCAGAATCTCCAAAATATGTTCCAAGATGTTCTAGAAATAATTCAGAAAGATAATTCATTTGCTCCATATAATTTGCAAACAATGTGACAGAATAAGTACAATTCACATGATCTGGCATTCCTGATACAATAATATCATGAGTCGGATTTATTCCTGTCAAAACAGAGAATCTATCATATCTATTATATTTAGACCATTTTTTTACTCTCGAGACATTTATATATTTTCCTTTTAAATCATTATCAAATGACATTGGCATTGTATCGCTAAATGCAACTTCAGTTCTCCTTAGTGTAATAATTGGCAGCATTATAGATCCATTTCTGTCTCTTAAAACGCCATCTTTCCTTATTGATTTCCATCGTTCTTCATTTGCGTATAAAACTGGAACTTTTATTATTTCTCCTGCTTCTTCTATCGTTGGTCTGATAACATTTTTTATGTGATTCAACACTGACGTATCAATATCTTTTAATGTCACAGAATAATTTTTATCAAAATCTTTTCCTGGAACAACTCCCGTGCTTCTATTTCCTGTTCTTCCAGTAACATTTTTCATAGAAGTTTGATTTGCTCTGTTCATACTCGATTTATTCTGCGCATGAAGATTTGTTATAGGTTTAACTGCCATTTCTTCTCAATTCCTTTAATTTTTCCAATTTATTATTAACTTTTCCTTTAATAATTTCAGATTTAACTGCATTTTTGCTTACTTTTCCTATTGATATTTCTCTTTTTATGTCAATATCTATAGCATTATTTTTTGTAGGCAAATCAAAATGTAATTTATCTGCTAATAAATTTGCTAAATTGTCGACATCTAAATTATTATTTGTTTTTCTTTCTCCATATAAATTCGTAGTTTCAACGTCATGTTTTTTAACTGAATTTACAATTGTTTGTTCGTCATGTTTAATAATTAATTTTTTATTATTTAATGCTTGTACTGCCATTATCTATTCCTCTTTTCATGTGTAAATGAAGAATGGCCAAATTTCTCTCTTAATAATTCTAAACTCATTATCTCGTCCTTTCTACTATCTGTATAGAAGATAATCTTATTCTATGCGCTAAAACTTTTATTTCATGTTTAAAATCCTGATTGCCGCCTATTAAAACAGGCTCTGTAGTAGAATTTATTTCAAAATAAAAATTATTCCAATCAATAATATCTCCAATTTCAGGATAAAAATCTGCTTCTTTTAAAGTTGTTCTATGAAAAAACACCTCAATATTTGTTTGTTTATCAGGACCAAATTCATCGAAATTAATTGTAGGATCTTCAAATGATATAAGACAATTAACTCTAAATCCTGTTTTAAAATATTTTTTTGTAGATTCTCCATATAAATTTTCTTCTGTATCTTCTACTGATATTTTATAAATATCTACATATTGACCAATTATATTATCTAAAAGTTCTTCATTTAGTGCATCGAAAAGATCAACTTCTTTTTGAGGAATAAAAAACGGCTTGAACGTTGCAGCCATAGCGCTATCCTATATATATGCCTAATGGTACTCTAGATAATACTGAAGAATTTGATTCTGCTTGCTCCTGTTCTGCTTTTGCTTTTTCTGTTAGACTAACACTTTCTAGAAATTCTTTCAACTCTGTTAACAGTTCTGTTTTTTCTTCTCTCCCTTCAGCCTTTAAAGACTCTCCGTCCATTGTTACTTCTCCTCCAGGAATAGGCATTGATGCATACTTACTTCGTATTATTCCTAATAATTCTTTAGACAGCGCTAATGTAAATTTTCTTATCCACTGTCTTCCTGCAGCATTTATTTCTTCGTATGTTATAAATTTATATGGAACATTACTTGGGTCTGTTACTTTGCTAGAAGTAGAATCTCTAGTTGTAGATGTTTGATCATCTCTTAAATAATATTGAAAATAAATTTTAGCTCCAGAATCTGCAGAGTTCGGTATAGGAAATATTCTTAATTTATTATTTACAAGTTCAAATGAATATGCAGATTTTCTTATGAGGTCACTTGTTTCTATTGCTTGAGCTCTACTTATGTCATAAGAAATTGGTCTTAAAATATATGACACTGCGGGTGATACATTTCCCATACCAAAATCATCTAACATTTGTCTTTGTTCAAAAGAACCAGCAAAAGCATCATAAAATCTTGTCATTGCTGCAGGACCTTGATTGAATATTCTTTGTACTTCTAGTCTTCTTCCCACATGAGAACTATTTAGATTTGATTGTGATTGTAAATCATATACTTGTTGACTTCCTGTTAAAGTTATTGAACCAGAATGTAGCGTTACTTCGCCTCCGATATTAACAGCCTCTCCATATTGTTTTGATAAATAAAAATTTGTTCCCATGTGTCCATGAGTTACTCCTATGCTTCCAGTTCCCATTAAACTAGATGTTCCGTCGTTACCCCAACCAGATCCAGAAATTTTATTATCAGAACCGTATGATTCCCATAACCAATTTTTCATATTATAATTGTTTATATGAAGTGAATATTCTGATATGGCTTCTTCAAACATAGAGTATATAGAACCACTGCTGAACTCTAGTTGCATAACTGGATGCCCAAGTCTCCTTGCAGTCCATTTACAAACTTGTAAGCTCTCACTTACAAATGATACATCATTGTCATATATTCCGTAAGGAGTTGAACCAGTAACTTCATCCACGTCTGTAGGGTCAGAATATATATATCCAAATTTTGACATTTAAAATCTCCAATAAATTAAGTAATTGTCGTATATAAATATCAGCATTAATGATATAGATAAACAAAAAAGGGATAGAATTAACTATCCCTTTTCAGGTTTCAAAACATTTTAAGGTTTAGGTATTATGCCAATGTTGGTACAGATCCAACAGCATCAACAACTAATTCGCCTGTCACTAACCATGTACCATCAACTGCACAATGGAATTCTAACCAACTTCCGATATTTGTATCATCAACTACTGTAATTGCCGCTGTAGTTATTGCAACTGCAACAACATCGCCATCACCAGCCGCGTTACCTTCAACTTTAGTAGATATATTACCACCTATTACATCAGAACCAGCTCGAGTAAATACACGATCACTGGTTGCCTGTTCAACTTCCCAAATTACTTTAAAGAATCTTCCAGCTTTTGCTGCTGGCATTGTTACAACTCGCGAACTCCCAGCATCTGCTGCGAGTATCAATAAAGTTGTATCTCCGCCAATTGTAAAAGCAGCATCTGCTGATTCTCTTTGAACGCCGTTTGAGAAATTTACCTCTGATGCAGCGGCTGAAACTCTATCTCGATTGTCTAAATTGTACTTTAAACCTTCAAATGTTATT